TCCAACAAGTCTGCTGATTTTAAAATTGCACGTTCCAACTCTTGTCTGCGAGTAAATCCTTCAAACTCGTCCATAAACCACTCAAAGTGGCCGTCATTTAAATCTGGAATGTTATTGAGTTTAACACCTGTGCTGGCGCCAATCTGTTCAATAGTAGGTAGTGTCTTGTGCTGATCACTGTGTTCAGCAATAAACTCTGCCGCTGGTCTAAGACTACGATCAAAGTTTTCTGGATTATAAATGTTCTGCACACGCACATACGACTCCGCGTCTTGCAACATCATTTCTAAGAATAGTTTTTGGACATCAAGTCCGTAGTCTTTTAACAAGTTGTTTTTTCCTTAGTTCTATTTTAATCTTACTAGTTTCTTTGGTCTGCATTATAGTTAGCAAAGTTCCAAGCCTGCCTAAACGAATTACAGCATCGTTTACATCCTTGACACCCGCAGGCCATTCAGGCATACTAACAGCCCATCCTAGCTCTACTGCACGGTCTACTAGTTTCATACCAGCTTCATCTTGGTCTGGTACTACTACAACGTCGCGACCCAGACTGCGTATTAATTTAACTTGTGCGTCATTTATTTCTGCGTGTAATACTGCCAGTCCGTTAATACTTAATGCATCAAATACACCCTCAACAACAATTACAGACTGCCAATTATTTTTTTGCAAGTCTGTACCGAACACATATCCAGGTTGTATATCTTGAATATACTTAGGTGTGCGATCATCTATAAATCTTGTTGTATGCCCAACCACTTGATTGTTGTGTGTAAACGGAATTACAATTCCACGACGTGGCATTGTTTTGTATAAAAAAGGATAGTCTAACGGAACACATCTCTTTTGTAAGTATTCTTTGGCAAACTCGTTTAACTCTTGTGTTTCTGCTGGTAGGTCCTTGTCTTCAAATTCAATATTTTGTAATCGATTAACAATTTCTTGTCGTTCACTAAGTAAACCTTCTATGCTTTTGTGTTTAAGGCTTTCAAGATTTATACGCTCAATTTCTTCTATAGGTACATTTAACCATTTAAGAAGTTGCCGAGCTTTGTATGTTAAATTGCGTCCCAATACAAAACTGGCTGTGTAGCCACAGTTGAAACAATGGTATGACCAAGATCCATCAGCACCGGGTTTAATACCGCCACGTTGTCTTTTATCTTGTGTGTCGCCGCGATGGATGCAACAAGGTGCGTTGAAACTTATCCAACCAGAACTTGTTTGTTTTCGTTTAGCAGGTAAAAAGGAGACCACATCAATCATACTACATTATAGCAGATTGTTTGGGTAAGATCAAGAATGTTTGGTGTTATCTGTAGAGTAAATCAACCACATAGCCAGTACTAATTACTACCGCGGCACCAGTTTGATTAGGAGCATTTGGATACAATCCAGCGCCCATGCCAGCATTAGGCAAATACCAATACCCCGAACCGCCATTGGTTACTTCTATGCCCGTAACCACTCCACCGGATATTGTGGCCACAGCCTCAGCACCGGATCCATCGCCAATGATATTAATCTTGGGTGGAGCCAAATAACCATTTCCGCCATTGGTAACACTGATACTGGTAACTACACCGTTCTCTGTAGTAGCATAGGCCAAGGCTGGAATGCCGGGTTGATCTGGCACAGCAAAGATACTGTTGTTAAAACACAATCTAAGGATGGGATGCCATCCTACAATGTTCATATAGATTGTTCGAGTCTCGTTATAGTAAGTAGTTGATTCGGTTACATTGTACCAAATACTTTGATAATTTTCTGCTGCCTGTGCTTTAATTGTTCCTGTGTAGCCATCTAATGTCATTTGTACTGTGGTAACTGCATTCACTGGTTCAATAAAACTGCTGAAGAATTCTGTGTTTAAAAAGCTATTCCAATAGTTGCCACCATTGGGGTTGCCAGACCAAAATGCATTAGTCGGAAACTGTCCCCAAGTAGCACCATCATATGAAACTTGTGCTGATAACTTGTTAGTTGGTATTGTCAGGGGTGCGCTGGGTACGTGTTGTGGTAAGACCGAGTCTACAATGTTTACAGGAGCACGGGCGCCTGCTTGTGCATTGACAAATACAGCATCGCTATATCCGCCTGCAGGTTGTGTGCGTTGAATACTGTAGTTGGCTGGCTGTGCCAACACTTCCAGTAACTCGCTACCACTAAATTGCACCTTGGCACGACCAGTTGCAGCATTTAAAATGACCATGGGTTTTTCTAATAGTAATTCATCACCCGCAGTGCTGATCACACGAAAAAAGAAAGTGTTGCCAGTGATATTGACTGGCTTTTCTTCTTGGTTTATGAACTCGAATAAGAGCACATTGTCAACGCCCTTGTTTATGGTTAATTGTTTTGCGTACACAGGATCATACCTATAGATAAAAGTTTCGCCATCCGAAGTATCCATTAACAATACTCGTGTTAGCTGTTGATAAAGATAGACTTGGGTGGAATACATACAGTATATTTAGCGCCTTTAGATTTTGATTGGAAAACGTTTTGGTAAATATTGGCACGATATGACTAATGATTTTTTTGAAAAACTAGCTGAAAAATACCCATTTATAACCTTGTGTGTTTGTGCCACCACAGAATACGTGGGAATTATACAAAATCAAGATGATTATATTACTACTATCTACGATTTTGGTGCTATACAAAACGTAGAAGTCAAACAAAAGTTTTTAGAGCTAGCAAATATCTGGTGGTGGGAAAGTAATAGAACTATTCCCATTAACATATTCCTTAAGGAAGACTGGGATTTATTTAAACCCTATCTGCGTACTTTTACCAATAAAGACTTGGAAATACTTCACGGACCAGTTTGCAGTCTCAGTGAGATGAGCCGTAAAAAATCAAAAAGAAAATCTATTACTCTTGTGCGACGGCTTGATTAAACAGATTCATATGTAGTGCTACCAACGCCGCATAGCTTATAGCGTGACTTTGTTTGAACACAAACCCTCGGCTATCGTCACCATTCCAAACAGATTCAAATACTTCTGGCCATGGTCGATTTTGTAAGTGCGCTTTACCTGGGCGAATAATACTGATAAATGCAGCCATTCTTGGTATGCTATCTGGACGCATAGTTTTTAATAACTCTACATAATTGCCCACGTGGACTATTTGACTGGCCCAGGCTGGGTCTGTCCATAGACGTTCCCAAGGCGGTTCTTTAGCAACCATTTCTTCATAGTGTTCTGGGCTTTTGATTAACTGATACACTGACATATTCAGTAAGTCTATTTTAAAATAACCCAGTTGTTCAGCAGTTTCATAGTCAATAGCCGCACACTTGTTAATAGGATCGTAAGGAATGTCTGTAACATACACCCCACTGTTGTGTTTACGCACCTGGCCTTGATGCAGTTGTCTTGCTGGGGTAGCACGAATCAGTTTCATTAACTGTTCACGGTCAGCAAAGTCAATATCAATATCTGCGCTCATTACCAACCTGCTTTCTGTAATATATCTTTGGCATACTCTTGATCTGCTGGATAATCTTTAAACTTACGCATCCAAAAGTCTGCGTCAATGTATGACCATATCATTGCTACCTGTGTAGCATCTAACTCAGCTAAAAACTTCTGTCCAGATTCACTATTATAAATGATCCAGGGACTAATACGTCCGGCACTTACTGCATAGACCATGGCATTGGTGTTGCCATAACGTAAGCAATCTTCAGCTGGATGTCCTGAGTTTTCCGCCCAGTCAATACCAAACTCCATAGCACGAGCTAGCGCATCATTAACATTCTCCACACGCAGATAGTCAGTTAGGTATTCTGTGTACACAGTATCTTTGGCCCAATGATCAATCTTTTTGTTTTGCTTTAATACCCATTCAACAAATCTTGCTGGATTAACAGCACGGATATCTACACAGTAACGACCAAACTTAACAAAGGCTTTGTAATAAGGGCTGTCAGCAAAATCCTCAAAGGTCTTTAGTTTAGCACTGCCCTGTGTAAGTTCATAGAATTTAAGATAGGCATTAAAGCCCAGACGTACACCTGCTTCGTCTTTTTCTTGGCGACGACGACGCGGCTCACACGAATGCACCGCAAGACTGGACTCTTTCATAAAGTCTTTCTTACAATATTGACAGGTGTACTTCATTTTTTAGCGTCTTGTCCTAGTTGCTTAAGGTATGCGTCTATGTCTTTTTTAGTATTAATTTTAGCCATTAACTCTAACTCATCATCTTTGAGATGCGGATACAGCTCGGCCAACTGTTTTTTAATACTGCCGGCACCGGGTTCTTTTTTCTTGGGAGCAATCCACTGATGTCGTTGCGGACCCATATCGGGGCTTACTGTGGTAGACGCCAACCATTGTAATTTTGGGTGTCGGTTTATAGCAAAGAAATTTTTGTTTAATCTTTCGTTGGTACTAATCAAATAAAACTCTTGTAGGTCTCTACTGCCTTGCACACTTGATCCGTAGCGTATCATTAGAAAGTTACTAAACTTTTTCTTTTCATCCACAGTTAACTCATCGTAAAACGCTCTGTTCTTACGATCAAACTGCGCCATTTCGTTATTGATGCTAAGTTTATCCACTACCAAGCCCGATTATAATCAACTATTTCACAGTTGCGACTAATGTCTTTGACAAAGTATACACAGTCTGGCTTTTCTCCTTCGCCCAATGGTACACATAACATTTGTCCATTTTTAAGTTTAGGAGCATACCAAGTGACTTCTTGATATACATCAATGATCTCTATATCCAAAAAACTAGGCCTAAAACTACTAAGTGGATTAAACTGAAATGCTTTGAACCCGCGATCATTAATACTGGTCAAAGGTAGCACTTCCAAGTCACCTAAGTCGGGTTCTCCAATTAAAATTTGCCAGTCCACTGGCATTTTAATTCTGTGTTCTCCGATACGTAAAACCAATGCAGGACTTGTAAAACTTTCTAAAAAGATTAAAGGAATATAATGGTAGTCTGGATCTTTGGGATCGCTGTTATCAAATATAGAAAACCGCAGGTCATCTACTTCCTCGGGTAAATGATCTAAATCAAATGGTGTGTTGTCTAATGTCAATATTCTCATAAGTTTATTATAACATATTTTGTAATAGTTGCAACCTTTATTTCCATTCTAATTTTTCTTGCGTAAATGGATAATTGGCTTCTCGATAAAATACTTTGCGTTTAGTTAAATGGCGTTTGGCAAACTTACAAGTGCTGGTTACATCCCAGATTTGGACGTGGTCTTTGTCTTCTGCTTTGCGTATTCCTCTTCCAATGCTCTGGATGACCCGGACAAAAGATTTACCAGGTTCAACAAGAACAAGATTAAAGATACGGGGTATATTAATACCAACAGCAGCAACACCGTAAGTAGCCACAATAATTTTTCCAGTAGCATCTGCCACTTCGTCATATTCATCCTGTCTTGCCTTTGCTTTGGTTGCACCTGATACCATAACTGCATTGTCACCAAGTCGTTCAATTAATCCTTGCCCGGCGGCAATACGATCAACTAATACCAAGGTATTACCTGTTAGATTAACTTGTTTGATTAGGTTGGCAATAGTGTCCAACCTGTCGGGCTCTTCTAACAAGAATTTCAACTCGCTTTGATAGTTGGCAAACTCTGCATGGTCAACCAATTGTACAATATTTACGTGACATTGTGCCAAGACTCCTTGGCTTTGCAATTCGCTGGCGCTAAGTCGACCAATAACTGGACCAAGACTACACTTTAATGCTTGCGACTCAAATGGTTCTTTGGGTATAGTTCCTGTAAGCCCCCAACGTAAGGGTATACGACTCATTACCCCTGTAAGCAAGCTCTTAAGTGCATCAGCTTTGGCCATATGTACTTCGTCAACAATAACGCATACAACATCTTCTAAGAACTCACCTATAGTAACATCGCCTACTGAATTTTTTGTATTCTTTAGCAAGACATTTAAACTCTGCCAAGTACAAATGGTATGTTGGCGGCCCCATTCTTTGCGGTCACCAAAGTAAACACCAACATCTTGTTCCATGTTGATGTAGTCTTTTTCTGTTTGTGTTACCAGACTCTTGTTAGGAACAATAACAATAGTGCGGCCATAAGGTGCCACTGCATTTGACAATGCGGCTGTGATAACAGTCTTGCCAGCACCTGTAGCAATCTCCTGAATGCATTGTGGATTCTCAAGGAAGTTATTGATGATCTCAACTTGATAATCACGTAACTCCATTGGCTTGCCTTCCAATGGATGACCTTTACCCCAGACAATGTGGTTAAATGTTTGTTCTGTTACTTTTTCAAAAGTAAAATTAACACTGTAGTCCCGTTGATCATCCAGCTCAATGTCATAGTTAAATTTTTCCAGAATAGGAATGATTTCAGGTAGCAAGTTTACATAGGTGCTACCACCTAACTGGAAGTAGCTTACCTTGCCGTCCCAACGTCCAAGCCTAACTGCTGGC